CCAGGATCACGAACACGCCCAAACCGACTACCACAAAAAATCTATTCATCGCGCTCCCGCTTAACCGGTTTTTTAGAGATCCCCATACACTTGTACAGTGACGAGACTTCGACCCGCAGCATGGCGATTTCTTTTGAAAGCTTGTTTGTTTCTTTGTCACTTATGTTTAACCGATCAATGAGTTTTACAATAATCGAATACACGTTTTTCACCTCTAGCGACAACGTCTGTAAAACGTAAAAAACGATCTTGTATCCCCCGAAAAAAGCCGCCAAAGCGGCAAACACCGGGAACCCCAGCGTCTGCACTAAATTTGCGGTGTCCGATCCCAAGCATCACCTCGTTATTCCGCCGCCGGTGCTTCTTCAGCCGGTGCTTCCGGTTCAGCCGCAACAACCGTATCGTCTCTCGTTAGCCCAAGCTGGGAGAGGCAAAGATTGCCGATATAGTCGGAATCGGTTTCGCCCGGTGTCTTGCCCCAAGCTGTCCAAGCTGCGCCGCTCACCGATAGCAGCGTGCTGACGATGGGCGTGTTGCCCCAAACGTCATTGCCTTCTCCATCGGTATATTTGCCCCACCCAACTACGCTGAATTGCATCGAAAACTCTGCCGCGCTGTTTAGCGAGATTGCGATTTTCGAGACGTTGAGTTTTGCCGTGGGTTTTGTTGGTATTTCGATCATATCAAATTATTCCGCTGGTGCTTCTTCCGCTGCCGGTTCTGCTGCTGCTTGGCTTGCGACAAAAGCCGCCACGACTTCATCCGTCCAGACTGCATTTGCAACGGCTTGAACTTTCGCATCCTCGCCGCTTACGTCATCGCCGGGAGCGAGAACTTTGCGGTGGAATGAGCGACTGATTTCGTTGCCGTCATCTAGTACAACCGTATCCGTTCGCAAACCGATTGAACCGTTTTCGCCAACTTCGATTTGGCCCGTTACTGTTGTTTTTGTTAATGCCATATTGTTCTGTTAAATTGTTAAGCCCAAGTTTTATATGAACCAGAAACCCAAAAGTAACGACCTGCGCCGGGATTGTGCGTGCTATATGTCCACGCCACATCCGTAGCAATTGAGTAGAGATGTACCGCCGCCGTGGATGCCTCAATCAGCGCAGACAGTTGACCCGTTGACCACGTTGCTCCTTTGTAAGTCATTATGCTCACCGGGTTCCTCGCCCCGTTGTTTGTAAACGGCATTCCGGTAATTGTAATATCTCCCACATATCCGGTCGTGTCTATGTTTTCAAATCCAATGTCGAAATATACACGATTGCCGATTTTGGTGTAGTTAGATATTATAGTGATGAGAGTTGCGGGTTCGGTCGTTGCGCCTTTGAGAGTTGCGGTGAATGTGCCTTCCTCATACGAATCGAGCGTATACCCCGTGCCGGTTCCCGCGCCAGTTGTCGCCGACTGAAACGCAATCCCGTTCGAGAATGTCGCGAGGCCGGCGCTGCTTATGGAGAGCGGGTGAGTGTCAGATGTCTGATTGTAAATACTTAATTGATTTGGGGTGGACGTACCACTTCCCCACGCCATCAATTTCCAGTCGGTGCCGTCCGTCGCCAAAGCAACCTCAGAAAATCCAGTTCCGGTGTTCTCGACCGCGCAACTTACCGAGTTGTTTGCCGCTACTGCGCCCGTTGTCGTGACGTTGCCGGTGACTGCTAGGCCGGTGGCGGTGATTGCGAGTTTGGCATTGGCTGACGAAATTGGACCTACACCAATTTTCATAGTGCTTGCTGCGTCATCAGTCCAAATCCACGATTCAATATCTCCACCGGCTGAGTTAGTTAGAGATATATCGTTGTAGGATTTAACGCTTCCTAAAGTAGAAGCGCCGGTGACTGCTAGGCCGGCAGCGCACGACACGAGGCCGAGGTTATTTATTGTAAGGCCGGTAGAGGTTGCAGCATTCTTGAAAGTGTGACTATACGCATTGTAAACAGAGTTATTACCAGCGTTGCTAAACTCCCAAGTGTTCACGGCCGTGGTTGTTATTGCTAAAGAGGACGCTGCTGTGCTATCTAACTTTAGCACTCCCGACGTAGTTGTCCCAGCAACGTGTAAAGGCGTGTCTGGCGTAACTCCCGCCGCCAAACCAATGCCAACAAGCGGAACCGTGCCGCCGACATTTAGCTTGTTCGTGTTGACCGCTTCAATCGCAGTTATCTGCGTCACACCGCCAGCGGCAGTTCCGTCGCCAGAACCGCTTCGATTTTGAACGATGGCGGATTGCGTGGGGTTGGCGTAAGAGAGGTCGTAGTCTGAGACGCAGCCGATTTCGACGAGCGTCACCTCGCTTACGGTGAAGTCTGATGCAGCAGTTCGGGATACAATTGAGACATACTGAGATGCGCTAGTTGCTATGTCTTCAATGGAAGTTGTACCGGCACTTGTTAGCGCGGGCGTAGTTGCGCCAGTTTCTCCTGACTGCGCAAAGTAAGCGTCCACAGAACCATCCGTGAATCCGCTGACCGTGAATGACAGTCGATAACGCTTGCCTACGGTTAAGCCTGTAACTACTTGATAAATCTGAGAGCCAACCCCCGCCGCTGTGGCCACCGCATTTCCTCCGGTGATTGTCCAACCCGCTTGCTTCGTCCAACCCGTGTCGGAAGCAAATGTTCCGTTGGTTGTCTTATCCGTCTGACTCCCCCATTGATCGGCGAAATCCAGCGATGCCGACTCGTATACGGAGGTTACGTCCGTTTGGGAAAGCGTCTTGTTCCAGAATCTTGTTCTGAAAATATTTCCGGGGAAGAATCCGGCTCCCGCTGTATAGCTGCTGCCAATCTTCGCATCCGTGCAATTATCAATGCCGTGGCTTGCGCTTATCGTTACCGTGCCAACGAGGTTGCCGTTGTCGTAAAGTATTGCCGCCGTGCCGTCAATCGTAACAACTTGGTGGTGAACTTTAAGATCATCAATCGGCGAAACTCCGAAAGTTTTCCAAGTTCCGGTGTTGTCATAAATCGCTAACTTAGCCCCCGCAGAAGCGTCAGTCCCCAAAATAAACCGTCCGCCGGTTCCAAAATCAACGAGATATTTATATGTCGAATCCGTCCAACTGTCCGCTTGAACGATAAACTCAAACGAAAACTTGTTCGCCCCACCAAACGCTGCGCCTTCGTTGTCTACGACTGCTGCGCCGGTCAAGCCACTCGTCGAAACGAGCGACACTGCTGTCGGTGTTGCCGCTGTGGTTACGATGAACTCACCACCTTCCCTAAAAGTTAAAACTGTTCCGGCTGGAATCTCAGCCAACAACGGATCAACCGCTATTGTGGTTGTGGTGGTTGGGTAGCCAGCACCGTTGTTGATGTAGACGGCAAACGCTCCCAAGTCCGGCGGCGCTGCAATGTCGATGTTCCCGCTCGTCCCGTCGAAGTGCAATCCGGCCCCATCTGTGGCGTTGATCAGATGTGTGATTATCTCAGAACTCGAACTCCCGTTATTATAAAAAATTTGTGCGCTCATCCCGTTGAAACTACTACGTTGCTTGTGCCGCTTGCTGTGATAAATGAAATCGTTCCGGTGTACCCGGAGATGTCGATCATCGCCCCGGTTCCATCGTTATTGTTTGCACCCCCGGCGAGGATGTAGGTGTAGTTTTGGTTCGTGGTTGCGGCTGTTGCTCCCACCCGCATATACACCGCTTGCTGGCCTATGTTCTGCGCTGTTAGGTGATACGGTTTACCGTTTGTTACATCGGCTGCCACCGTGCTTACAGCTACAGTTGACTGTGTTACCGTCTCAAAGCTTTTAAATCTCTCGTTCTGAACTGACATAATTACGCTCCTCCGCTTCTTGTGAAATTGATTCTACCGGCTACCCCGGTATCTCCTACTATGCTAAACGGCCCAGTGTAGCCTTCAATGTCCAGCCTCGCGCCGGTTCCATCGTTTGCGATTGTGCATCCCGGTAATATGTAACTGAAGCCGCCGCTTCCGGTTCCAGCGGCAAGTCCAAGTTTAACGTAGACCGGCTCTGTGCCTACGTTTTCTAGTTGGGTCAACTGTGGTCTTGCTGAACTGAACACAGAAGTTGCCGGACTGACATCTTGATAAAGAAAAGCCACTCCCGTTGTATTGTAGTAATACGAGTAGGTTGTTTCGTAAGCTCGGAACCGTTCATTCTGTACTGCCATAATCTATAAACTCCACGCTCGTTTCACTTTACTCTTACTGTACTCACTTCGCCACCCGGCTTGCTCTTGCCTGTAGTAGCCGCGCTTGATCGTCTCCGCCTGGGTCGGCAGTCTTTGCTGCCCGCCAATCGCGAAACCCGGTTGCACATCAAGCTTGAGCCAGGTGCCTGACTCGTCCTTAAAATTATCGAGATCCGGGGAGGAGTTGATTTCTCGCACCTCCCCGGTCTCGCGATTCTCGAAGTCGAACAGCGGCATTAACTCAGCGGATACAAAGCCAACCAATACCTGGTTCCTCCAGTCTCGACCAACACCCCCACCGGAGTAACCCCCGTGGTAACGTTCGCGCTAGACATGTTGTTTGAACCGTCTTCCGATGTGTCTTGTGTTCCTGTGAACTTCAAAAACGGTGTTGCTGAGTCAGCGGTTGTGCCGTCACCAATCGGTGCTTTAACCTCAATTGCTTTTACCGTTCCAGCCCCAGTCGCACTGCTGGCGATTCGCCGTCCTTCTCTTGCTCGTCCTATTAGTACGTCACTCATAATATTTTATAGTCCTCCTGCTGCATCGATTGCTTCCATCTCGGCCATCAAGTCATCCCGACTGGGTGCCTCGATTGCCGTTGCTTCGTCCACAACCTCCTCGGCGTAGGCTGGCTCACCGTTGACCGACTCCATGCCAACAACGGCATACTCGTCACCAATCGATTCAACCGCACCTTCGACGGTGAAGCTGACCGCATCACCGACTGCCGGGACAATTACAGATCCGTCTTCGTCCGCCACTTGTAGTGCGGAAATCGGAATATCTATTTTTGGCATATTTAAATTAAACGCCCGGGAGGCTGTTAACCCCCCGGGCTAGTGATTAACTGTAGTTAGTGACGGAGTAGATGTTCACTGCGTGGTTCGCGTTTATAATTGCTCCACCGTAGTAGAACTTGAACCCGACCGTGGTGAACTGCGCCAACGGATCGTATTTGTCCGCTCCTTGCGAGATGATCATCTTCGGCGAGTACGCACTCATCGTCGCTAGGTTCACGCCACCATACGACTGGTCACCCACCACAAACGTGGAGTATCTCGGACCGGCAGCAGCGTAAACGTGCTGTCCGGTGCCTGCCGCTGTGCGGTACGGATTGGTAGAAGCTACCACTCGCACCCCCATGTACCGACCGACCTCGCCTTTGAACAATTGATCCGGGCTGCCATATTTACTGGCCTCCAACCAATCATCGTCGTTCATCAGGTCG